ATTGTGGCTAATGCTTACGCCACGCTACGAACGATTGACAAGCGAACAAATCAAGATTCAACAAGAACTGGAGAACGAAAGAGAAATGTTTTGGAGTGCGCTCGAAGATATTACTTGTTCTGTTCTCGGTATCGAATCGCAAAAGTTGTACATGATAACACGCAAGCGCGAAATCGTCAACGCGCGACAAATCATTTTCTTCATTGTGCGCCCCTGTTACTTACTTAGTCTTGATTCAATAGGCAAACACTACGGCAAGGATCACGCGACGGTTATACACGGCATTCGCCAGGTGGCGGGACATATTGAAACCGACCGAGAGTTTCGCGCAACCGTTGAACGCATCTGTTTTATTTTAGACGAAATGGGTTATGCTAAACCAATGAAATTTTTCACTAAGTTTGTCGAGCATTTAGAACATCAAAAAGAAATCAAACTTAAAAAACAACTAAAAAGAAAATGAAAAGCGAATTAATCTTTTGCCCAACCTGCGAAAGCGCGGAACTTGACGAACGCGTGAACGCTGTTCTTCAGGATCAAAAACTTAAAACGTACGAAGAAGCCTACGAGCTAATCGACGACGACGGAGAAATAAAAAAATGCTTCGATTGTCAAGAATGGGACGACGCAGACGACGACGCGAAAGGCGAAGGGTGGGACTAAATAAATGGAAACAATAGGTAATGTTGTATTATGTATGCTAATGTGCATACCCATATTCTTTCTAATCTACGTTGGGGTATGGACTCCTAAAGAGAAGATGAAAGGTCATGCAAGTAGAGGTTGTAAATGTTGTAAAAATTAAAAACTAAATAACTATGAAAATTATTATTGACAGAACAAACGAGGAAAGACAAAGTGCAATTGTAACTATTGACACTAAAGATTGTACTTATATGTACTCACTAAGAAATGCTCTTAAATTAGCATTAGAATTAGATGGTCATACACAAAGTGTGATAGATGGCGTTTTTGGACAACAAACATATGAATTTAAATCTGAATCTAAATAACTATGAAAAAGAAACAAACTGCGGTTGAATTATTAGAGCAACAATTAAAGGAGAGGTACTCTCTTATGAACTCTGAACCACTATTTGAACAAGCCAAAGCAATGGAGAAGGAGCATATTACGGATTCTTACATTGAAGGTCATAGCATATATGGTGAGTCTACAAATGCAGAACAATACTACAACGAAACTTACGGAAAAACTAAAAATTAAATAACTATGAATACAGAAAAAAAACAAACAGCAGTCACATTATTGTTTCAAGAGTTTAAAGCATTATCCGAAGTTATGAGAAAAGCAGGTGATGAGAAAAATGCTAACCTAATTGATTGTTTATGTGAAAGAGAGGAGGTAGCCAAGCAAATGGAGAAGGAGCAGATGATTGAGTTTGCTACAGATACCCATAATTTAAACTATTATAAAAATAAATCTTTTAGAAAAGAAGCAGAAGATTACTACAATGAAACTTACGGAGAAACTTACGGAGAAACTAAAAACTAAATAACTATGAAAGTAAATGAAAAAGCAAAGGAATTATTAAAAAGAATGACGGTACATCATTGGACAGATGTATGTGATTCTGAAGGAGCTAAGCAATGTGCCTTGATAGCAGTAGATGAGATAATTAACACAGGACTTTTAGAAGGCACAACAACAGGAGTGTTAAAAAAGTATTGGAAAGAAGTAAAACAAGAAATAGAAAAACTTTAAAAACTAAATAACTATGGAAAAGAAAGAAACTGCGGTTGATTATCTTGTAGAGCAATTATTCAAAATACGTAATAATACTACTGAAGTTAAAGAAATGAATAGTAAAAGTATTATTGACCAAGCCAAGCAAATGGAGAAGGAGCAGATGAAAGAAGCTGCTTTAGATAATGTTACTACCAATGAAAAATTAAGAAAAATATTTGAAATTCAATTTGAAGATTTTTACAACGAAACTTATGGAGGAACAAAATGAGTAAACAAACTGCGGTTGAATGGTTCGTTGAACAACTCGATAAACTTGAATATGAGTATGATGTTGAAGGAATAAGCATATTAGAGTTCGACAAAAGAAAAATAGAAATTGAAAACCAAGCAAAGCAAATGATGAAGGAGCAACACGAAGAAACTTGGTTTAGTAGTAGAGTAGAAGATATGGGTGATGAATTTAAGGTGGAGCAAAAGTCATTTGAGGACTACTATAACGAAACTTACGGAGGTACACAATGCTAATACTACAACTTAAAAAGAGAATCGAGATTCTCGAAGCGCAAGTTCAACAGCTATTGAAAGCGCAACCTGCTCAACTTCCAGCAGCAACAAAAGAAAAGAAGTCGTCATTTAAGAAACCAACGGTTGTCGATATATACGAATATGCTTGTGAGAAACTTAGCGAAAAAGATGCGCTTGCATTTACCGAAAAATTTCATGCACATTACGAAGCAAACGGTTGGAAGGTCGGACGCAATCAAATGAAGGACTGGAAGGCTGCCGTTCGTAAGTGGGACTTATCTACCTTTGTAACTACAAACCAAAACACTAAAATCAAAAATGGAAAATTCGATTCAGACGCTGCGCAGCGCATCTACAACGACGCTCACAACTACACAAAGGGTTGATCGTGCGGAACGTGAAAGCGCGTTCGTTGCCGATTACGAACTACCTGCGTTCGTAAAGTTGTGTTCTAAGGTGTGCGCCATGTATGGCATCGCGTTACCCGAAGCGCAACTACTCCAGATGCTTCACGAATTTATAGGGAAACACTTTCGGTGGGTTACGTTCGAACATTTCAATTTAGCGTTTGAATTGAACGCAGCAAATGAACTGTCAAAGAAATGCGAACACTTCGGAGCATTGAGCGTAGTGTTTATTGGTGACGTTCTAACCCATTACAAACCGCACCGCGACAAAGCGAATCTACAAATACAGCGTGAAATCGCGGAATCAAAAGAACAAGAATCAAAACAATTAAAAGAAAGCGAAATGGCGGTAAACGATGATAGCTGGCGCAGAATGTTAGCCGAAGATATTGCAAGTTATAAGAAGGGAAAATATACGGTAATTGAGATTCGTGCGGTGTCGCTTATGCGTTGGCTCGAAGAAAGCAAACAGATAACTGTTGACACCTTCACGGAAGAAGAATATCGATTGTGCAAAGCAAACGCGAAGAAGAACATTTACTTCGAACAACAGCTCGTTCAATCAATGGTCGAGCGAATGAGCGACAGGAAAAGAATGTTGTTGAAAGAATCAATCCACTTCGAAGGTATGCGTGAGCTTTACAAATTATATCTAAGTAAGCAATGAAAGAATACTACTGGAACGACGAAGGACATTGCACGAACGACGACACAATGAACTATAAAGCTGACGGTGTTTTAGCTGCGTATAGCGTAGCAAAAAACAAACACGGTTGGAAACATACATACAGCATTGAAAGTCCGAGCGTGACCATTTGCACGCCTATCGGTTGGAACGATGAAGAAGTAAGCGCGACTAAATCGCAAGCCGTTGAGCTAGCTAAATTCGAATTGATGCAAGCGCTTTCAACAAGCAATTACAACGGACGTTTTGACGGTGTGTTAATGGCAATGGGACAAGTTCCAGCGCCAAAAATAGAAACATCAAATGAACCTCAACTAAGTTTATTTTGACACCATACAAACCGACATACCTACCGCGTCAAATTGAAGCGTTGAATTACTTGAACACCGATAGTATCGTTGAACAGTTGTTATACGGTGGCGCGGCAGGGGGTGGCAAGACGAAGTTCGGTTGTATGTGGCAAATACAACGACGTTTGAAGTACGCAGGGACACGTTCTTTAATTGGACGTAGCAAATTAGACACGCTTAAAAAGACGACCTTAAACACGTTCTTTGAAACGGCTGAAGAGTTTGGATTGATAGCGAATAAACACTACACGTTTAACGGTCAATCCAACGTGATAAAGTTCTTCAACGGAAGCGAAATTGTTTTGAAAGACTTGTTCGCTTACCCTTCGGACGTAAATTTCAATTCACTTGGATCGTTAGAAATCACAGATTACTTTATTGACGAGTGTTCCGAAGTAACTGAAAAGGCGGTCAGCATTGTTCATTCTCGTTGTCGTTTTAAGTTAAACGAGTTCGGATTAATTCCAAAAGGTTTCTTGTCTTGCAACCCTGCGAAGGGTTGGTTGTACAATGAGTTCTATATTAAGAACAACCGCAACGAATTGCCTTCACACCGCGCCTTTGTGCAAGCGTTACCGCAGGACAATCCATTCTTACCGGTTGCCTACATTGAATCTCTTAGACGCCTTCCTGAATACGACCGCAAAAGACTTTTAGAAGGCAATTGGGAATTCGACGACGACAGCGACAAGCTATTTCAAACGGAGAACTTACTTCGAATGTTTAGAAATGAAGTAATCAATGAAGGCAAGAAGTACATAACAGCCGACATAGCGCGTTTTGGTAAGGACAGGACAATCATTTGCGTTTGGGAAGGGCTAACTATCATCGACATAATTGAAATGAATCGTGCTGCGTTGGACGAAGTGGTGAACAAAGTTCGCTTAACCTGTCAACAGCATGCTATTTTATTGCAAGATGTAGTGTGCGACGAAGACGGTGTTGGTGGTGGTGTCGTTGACTTCTTGAAATGTCGAGGGTTTGTCAACGGATCTAAACCAAAACACTCGCAATACCAAAATCTCAAAAGCGAATGTTACTATAAACTTGCTCAGTACGTCGAAGAAAACAAGGTAACGATTCTATCCAGTACACGCAAAGAACAAATCGTGCGTGAGTTGGAAATGATTAAACGACACCGCGCTGATGTGGACGGAAAGTTAATGGTCACACCGAAGGACGTTATCAAGAACCGCGAAGGTATTTCGCCTGACGTTGCCGACGCTATCATGATGCGAATGTACTTCGAACTCAATCCAAGTTATGGACAATACGTTGTCGGTTAGCATAACTTATTTATATTAGCACAAATAAAATAAATATGAAAAACAGAATAAGTAAATTTTTTAAAGGAGCTGAAATTGCAATTGTAATTTTTCTTCTTATTGCACTTGGATATTCAGTTGTTACAGGAACTGAAATAGGACAAGTTATCGATGTTGATTTTTGGGTGTTATCGTATCTAATCTCATTGACATCACCTAACTTTTTTGACGAATCTGAAAATGAAAAAACTGAACAAGAATGAAACAAACACCACTATACGAAGCGTTAAAAATCACACAGGATCGTGAACGCGAAATAATCAATTCAGTAGCTTCATACTTCCAACAAGGAAAAGTTCTTGGCGACGTGCTACTCGAATTGTCAAAACGAAAAGACATGAACGCGAAAGAGAAAATATATTGTTCTCTTATGATAGGTTCAATGATGACTAAAAACAACGAAGATGCCAGAGAGCAAAACTAAGAAAGGAATCTGTGTG